CTCCACCATTAACATGTATATATAACATTTTTCTTTTTCTTTCTCTTAGGGATACGGAGGCAGCTCGCCAGTTTGTCCAATAAAGTGCGCTCTTGCGAACTTTTCGTCAAAACTCTCAAACGAGCTGCGATAGCTAACGCCTCGTCCAAATGCGCAATTTCGCGCTTTAGACGATCGTCAGTCTGTACTTGGGAGGGGTCGTTTCGGGCCCTAACAGCAGCGATCTGGGCTGCCGTTCGACCATACGGATCGTACACACTCATGTCTACTTTCCGAATGACCATTTTCACATATATTTTCTCCTCCTCCGCCTGGTTTTGTACCTGAAATTAACATGGTAATGTGGTCCAGCTTCAACGGGCCTACTAGGGAACGTTTTGGCTTTCTCATATTTGAATCCAGGTTTGACCACATCATTATCGTATGGGTCAAGCACTGGTTCCGCAGGTTGCGTTACCTTCTTAGGTACCGCACCGCGAAAGTAGGGTGCTGGGAGGTAAACGCTCTCGTTAGGGTTTACGTCCCATTTTGCTAAAGGATTGGACGTCTCGTCCATATCTATTTTACTAGTTTTTACACCACCACCTCCTCTCCGTCCCAAACGCGGTTCACGGACTCCACCGTCCTTCACCGCGCCACGGAGATTACCAACTGTATCACGGAGAGTACGGCCATCACCAAGTTGATTAAGGTATCTGACCGCAGTCCCAGCAACACGAGGTACAATTCCTCCAATTTTGTAAGCATTCGCCTGATAAACGAGATCAGCCTCATACCTACTTTTCCTATCTTTACGAACAGCATACGCACTATCATGAGTGCGTGAATGCCAATCAAGTTTGCTCTTTGGTTTCGCCGTACTCTTGGCGACTGACTCCTGGAACTTTCCGTCACTGACGTAGGGTCCTGTAAAGTTTTCACTAATGTAAGGCAAAGTCCAATCTGGCAAATCATTATAATCGGACATATTTTCACCACCACCACCCACGAACACGCAATATATAAAAACGGTCCTATTTAAAGTCTAGGAACGACTCAGCTGATGATTACTCGTCAAGCCCCAATTCGCACCCTTTGGATTTGAATTGGAGGTATTTCATGGATTTGAGGTATTTAAGTGGAAACAGATCAGGATGGATTTCTCGCATACTAACGTACATTTTCTCGAAAAACCTAAAATGATCATGATCCCAGCAATAGTTTGCCATGTGGCTCGCTAGGCAACCCGCTAGATCCTCGGTCTTAACGGTCACCATGTGTGCGATATGTTTGGTGAATCGTACCGGCAAATATTGCCAGACGCCACCCTTTTTCAATAGCGTGTTGCTGAAAAATTCAGCACCATCAATTGACTCATGTTTTGCAAACTCGGCTAAAACAAAGCCGAATGTGCCACCCACCCTGATGTACTCTTCTGTGTCGAAGTTATCAGGGAATGTTTGTAGCACATCATCACCGCCAGCAATGATCTTGTACGCTGGTGAGCACATTTCTTCCACGCTCAACCCCATTCGTACTTTGATCATGGTATCAACAACGATTTGAGCGAGGCTGTTGACCCAAATTGTCAACACCCAACCACTCTTCATGATCCCAGGGAATTTTGACTTGAAGCATCGACCATCATCACAACGGTAAACACCGCCATATATAACCTCGTCGATCGCATTCTTCATGTCAACCCTGTACTGGCTAAATTCCTCATCGGGCATACCTAAAGGTTGCACCGCTAAGTCCAGGATAATGTCCCGAGAAAGCACGAAGGCTTCCTCACTGAACATGTAGTCCCAATTCGCTTTGTCACTCTCGAACACAGCATACCCCTTGAACACACTCACCAAGTGTTCTATATGCCCGGGTGTGCTCGGGTTGAAAGCGTATTTAATTGGTGACTCTCGCCAATTCTCAACTGCAGTAGTCTGCATGTTCCTGAAAATCGCTTGATCTTTCACCATTTTGTGGAGAGGTTGGGCTGCTATAATGCGAGCCATACCGGCATCAAGTTTAGCGCGCTTTGTGGGTTCTCCTTTGATCATAACTCTATTTTGGTAATCGTTACCCCAACTATTCAGAGCGATCTCCGCGAAACCCGCGACGCTATACCGTGCCAATACGGCCGAATTTAATGGCATCCCATCAGCTTGGTAGGGGTAACCAGGGCTCTTCGAGTCTTTGACAAGAGACGAATTGATTATCTCAATCAGATTGTCTTTTGTTCTATACCCGCAGGGCGCGTCAAATCTATTTGCGGAAACGAGCCTAGCGACGGTATGTTTAACCAGCGCCTTCTCAGACTCGCTCAACTTCGTGC